AATAATTTTTTCTATTAAATCTTGTGGAGCACTAAACATTACACATGAAACTCCCCAAGAGTAAATAGTTAACATTGAACCTTTTTGAGATATGAACTTTTTAGGAACAGTTAAACCAGTAATTCCAATAAAAGGTTCACTAACCACTCCACCAAACAGGGACTTATTTCTATCAACGAGTTCACATTGGTCTTTATTAGGTCTATCGGATAAGACATCAACTTCGTAAATAACCTCTTGTTTTTTGATTGTTCTAGAATAATCTTTAAAGGCATCAAATTTATCCTTTCTAATACTAATACCAAAAGCGTTATCATGCCCTTGTGCAAATTCTACAAGATCTGAATCTTCACACCATTTACGAAAATCTTTTAACGTTTTCTCATGACCTCTACCTGAACCTGTATAAGTTTCTTCTTGTGTGTTTAATAATAATGCAGGTTTATCAAACTTTGTCATTAATTTATTTGCAACAAGACCCGTAACTCCTGGGTTTTCATTATCCTCTGTAAAAGCAATAATAATTCCAGCATCATCTACAACTGATTTTTCTAATTGGGCTACCATTTTCTTAACAACGGAATCCTGCCTTGATTTTACTTTCATAGCAATATCAAAACCATACTGATAAATATCATAGTTAAAAGTAACCTTGTCAAACTTGCCAGTTGTTGGATTTTTCTTTTTCTTTTCAACAAAAAATTCTCGTTCATCATCAATACCACTTAATGCTTCAAATAAATATTCACGTTCCTCAACTGTACCAACTCGAGTTACAGCATTTATAAGTGGAATAACATTAAACGATAGGTCCTTAGGGGCAACTTTAACACCTAAACCTAATTTCGTTGCAATTGCAACCTTTAAAAATTTATTTTTAACATTATTTATTCCTTTGAAAACAAGTTTTCTAATTTCAGGATCTGAAATATCTGAAGCATCTCCAATTTGTCCAATAGCAACTAAATCAAGATAATCATCTGCATAATTTAAACCTAATTTTGTATCAAGTCCTTGAATAAATTTATAAACCATTCCTGCTCCAACAAATCTGTGATTAGTAACTTCACAAAGTTGATTATTAATAACTACACCTTTTTCTGTAAATTCAGAAACATGGTGATGGTCAATTACAAGAACATCAATTCCAAGTTCATAAAGTTTTTCAATTTGTTCTACATCATTAGAAGTTGAATCAGGAGTAATTAATAAATCAGGTCGTAGATCTTCTAATTCTTCCATGATTTTATTTGTTAGTCCGTGTGCTTTTCCATCATGAACTATATAAACAACATTAACACCCAATCTGTCAAGATATTGAAACATAATAGAACCTGAAGTGAATCCATCAGCATCAGAGTCAACTAAAATAACAATTAAACTCTTTTGTGCCATATGAGTCAATAATAAATCATGTCCATCTTTAATATTATAAATTTCTAACGGATTGCTTTCTAAGGCATCTTCAGGATTAAGAAATAATTCAATGTTTGGAATATTTCTGTTTTCTAATGTTGTATTAATAATATTTCCATTAAAGGCTCCTTTTTGAACTATTTTCATTGTTCCATCTCCTTATATAAATCTCTAAGTTGTTGAAATAATTTCAATGATGGATCTCCAGTTTGATTAAGGACTGTTTTAATCTTATTCCATTCTGCTCCTTTGTTTAAATCTTCTATAGAGGCTTCGCCTAGCGCAGCAACAACGGTTCCCAATTCACGAAGTGTTAATTTAATAACTACATCTGATTCAGTTGGTCTAATAATTTCTATTGTTTTCATATTTTTACCGCTCCTTTATAAATAGCATGCAATTTTTCATATAGGTCATAGCTATCCTTAACAGTTTCAACATTATTAAACTCTGCACTTTGAGCAATTTGTTCTCTGTTAGTTGCTCCTAGTCCACAAATAAACGTACCCAACTCTTCAAGATCTACTTCTAAGGTTATTAATGTTTTTCCTTTTTTAATTTCTACTGTTTTCATATATTTTCATTTCCTCCATTTCCTTTTAAAGCAGGTGATGGGCCGACATCTGGCATAATATAATCATTTACTGTGTAAGATTGTACATCTTCACCTTCAATATAACCAATATTTGTAAATACACCTTTTTTTGCATCAAGTAATTTAGTTATAAAAAATGTTTCATTATCACTACAGACAATATCAATAGGATTGCCTTTTCCTTGTAAAAAGGTAATTTTAATTTGCTTCATATTATAACCTCCATTTTATTTTTCATACATTGTTATTATACATAAAAAACAAAAAATTGTAACCTCAAGTGATTACAATTTTTTGATTCCATAATTTATTAAATACTTCCAAACCTTTATCTGTTGGGGCATCTTTATAATCTAACAAATCCTCAGTATCCCATAATATTGAAACATGAAAATAAGGCAATAGTTTATCAATAAACCCACTTTTTATTTTCTTTTTATAAAACTTTTCTTCATCTTCATTTTCCCATTCCTTATCAAGAGCAAGTACAACATTCTCAATTCCTAATGAACAAAGTATTTTAACTTGTTCATCTGTCAATGAAGATCCACTAATACCTCCTCCAATTGACATATCAGGAAGCATTGTATCAAGTTGTTGAGGACCTTTTTCCGACTCAAATAAAATAATTGTTTTATGTTTTTTTACCTGTTCTTTAGTAACATTTAACCCATATATATTCGCTCCGGTGGGATGTTTCCGTACGACACCTTTATGATAAATAGGCATATACTTCTTGCCTGCGTCTATTTCATCCTGATTTAAAGCACGACCTCTTATACCTAATAATCTTCCATTAATATCGAAGTGAGGTATAATAATTTTGTTTTCCTTAATTGAAAACATTATATTAAACTTTAACATACTTTTTATACTTATACCATCTTCAACCCATGTCTTATGAAACATCCTATAAAAACTGTTTAATAATATTTTAGGTATTTCCTCTAACATATGTTCAGTTTCTTTTTTCTTGAATTTTTTAATAAAAGTAGTATCAACATGGTCTATAGGATTATAGTCACCATAATCAGGACTTATATTAAATTTTCCACATACGTATCTGAACGAAGAGGGAAAGTCGATACCAAAGACCTTCCCAATCAAAACAAATAAATCAAAACCATGCCCGCACTTATCAGTAAAACATGAAAACGTTTTAGAATCAGTGTAATAGATTAACTTATGTTTATTACCGTGGTGACAAATAGTCCTACATTGAATTTCATTACCTTTCCTAATAGGGTCTGCACCTAACTCATTAAGGAGGTCTATAACGTCGTCAGTTGTGAGTAAATCTTTAACGTCAGCTGCATTCACCTAAATCACCTCAAATAAAGTCGGACCAACTCAAACCATAAGTAGTATAACCGCAACTTACACTACAGAAACCATATCTTCTACCATATTTGTCACACATAAAAATTGGGCAGCCACATCCTGAACAAAATGTAATTGGTTTAGTTTTCCGCCATCTTTGTTTTTTCATATTATACACTCCTTAAAATTCTGGTACATCTCCATCGATAGGTTCAAAATTTCCTTCATCCATGTGATGGTCAACAAAGTTTACTTCCTTAGGAATATCAACTTCAGGCAATTTCGGATCTCCTGATACAGTAACGTGTAAATTTTCTACATCAAGTAAATTAAAATCGAGGTCAGTAACAAATAGTTCTTCCTCACGAATTACACCACCGTGATACTTTGTCCAAATAATACAACCTACCTTACTTCCACCACGATTTTTATAAACATAATGACAAAAGTTAGGTTTATAGTTTTGAAATCCTCGTTCTAATACATGCTTCAGGTTCTCTAAATCCTTCGCTGTAACTCTAAATACCATTACACCATGGTCAACTTTATCAGCAGTAGCAGATCCTCCACGTAAGGATGTTGTGTCTCTCATTTCATGTTCTTTTGCATTACGGTTAACCTGGGTTGCTGAAACAATATAAACATCATATTTATTAGCAAGTAGTTTTAATGCTCCTGATAATTGTACTAAAATTTGGTCTTCACGTAAACTTCCAGCAAATGCTTCTTGCATAGTTCTTGCAAGTTTAGGAACCATTTGAATATAGTCAAAAGCAATATATTTAACATTATGTTCGATAATGTGTTCCTCAATTATAGTCTCGATATCAGAAATAGAAAAATCGTCAATATACTCAGCAAAAATAGGTGACCTTTTAATAATTTCAATTCCGTAGCGTAATCGTTCTTCAATTTCCTTGCCGTATTTACCATTTTTAATAACATCTTCGTCAACTCCTGTGACATATGCTAACATTCCTGTTTGAAGTTCTTCCTGTTCTAACTCTGTTGATATAAAACAAACGGCATTAGATGGTCCGTTAGGAACATATGCCTTCGCTTTATAATCCCACATTTCATCAACTGCAACATTACACATATCGGCAAGTGACAAACGAGTTTTACCAACTCCTGTTCCCGCTGAACGAAGCATAAATTTCTTTAGCCTCATACCTCTGAAAATTGCATTATAATAACCATTTTTGAATGGATAACCCATTTCAGGTTGTTCTCTCAAACGTTCGAGTAACCCATCCATGTTATCTCCTGCCATAAATGACTTACGTTTTTCACCCATCGACCATTTATCACGAAGACCCAACATACGAAGTTGAAAATGGTCAACCATTTGGTCAATTGTCATTTTATCAAGAGCTTTCATTTGTTCTTCTTGCTGATTCAAATCTGTCATTCTATAATCATAAAGTGAAGTTACATCTACACCTGCATTTACATAATCACGAAGCATAGCAAATTTCTTTAAACGCCAATAGTTTCCTTTATATGTTTTTAAGTTTGCATTGTCAATAGCAGATGTAATATACTCAAAACCACCATGTTGTTCCCAAATTTTATAGTTTTGAGGATACTGTGCTAGGTAGTTATCAATATCTACAGGCGTAATTTTTTCTACATTTGAATCAGAATAAGCAATATTATTAATTGCAGCAAAAATATTTTTATGAAACGCTTGATAAAAGTCACTCTCATCAAGTGTTAATTCGGGATTTCTAACAAGTTGTGGTGAATGACATAAGATACCCAATACAGAATATACAGATCTTACAGGATTCAAGTTTCCAATAAGTACATTTGTAACATCAGTTGTCATGCAAAAGCGCCTCCATACTAACAATTTTTCTCTTTTTGTATACTTCATTGTTGTGCTTTATAGGACCTATAACCAACGTCTTTGTGTTAGTATTAACATCTTTGGCGTTTTTTCTACGTTCCTCTAATTCTTCATAATATTTTTGAGCAGAATCATAATGATACGGTAAAAATGATAAGCCACCATTTAAAAAAGGAGTTTTCTTCATAACCTTAACAAAATAACAAAGTGCTTTTGTCATTCCTTCAAGAGTATAATTCCTATCTTCTGAAAACTGTTTTATTTGTCTTAACATTTGTCCGTTAGGATAAGGTATTTTATAAATCATTTGTATAGTTTTATAAAGTGTTTCTCTATCCTTTTGTTCCTTATGTTTTCTATCTGCACAAGAATGA